ATATAATCCGTAATAAGACTCTTTAGCTGTATCACCGTAGTCGGGAAGCTGGTAAAAATTAGAAACTGAAGCAACAAATCCTAAATCAAAAAAAACGCCAACATCATCCCGTTCATTAACCAAGTTGTTGTCTTTGTCTAATCTCTGGCCAGGTTTAACTGACCCAATTGGTGTAACAGGAATCTTTTCAGATGTTTTTGTTTTATACAAGTTAAAACCAACACGTCTAGTGAAGTCTTGACAACTACATTGGTATCGCATCTCTGTGGTCAAGAACCGCCCAACATTAAACCCACGTTCGGCTGGAACAGTAACAACAGCTTTATTGTTTACAGTTTTAGCACCATAACTATCATCTCTTTGAAAAACAAGTTCAGTATTTACGTAATCAATGTCTGTTAACGTATACCCTACATAGTTCGTATAGTCATAGCCAGCTATTAAACGGTTTAGAATTAACGTCCCGCCTGTTACCCCACTGTCAATAGTTGTAAACTGCAGCTGAGTAGGCGACGTTACAGTTATTGTATATTTTTGTGAAACTACACTACCACCCAAAACACTAACAAAAATATTATTATCTGTTGATAGGCCATGTGCAGATGAACAAGTTACCGAAACCGTTGACCCTGTGCGCGTATAGGAAGATGGAATGCCCGGATCACGTTCAATTGCCCGATCAACCAGGCGTTCCCCAAGCAGACTAGGTATTGGAGTGAAGATAGAACGTAACCGCACTCGTGTCTGGGTCCAGCGTAGATCAGAAAAGACTGTAGAAAGTTGAACTGAAACCGAACCACTTGTCGTTAAAGGGGCTGATGCAAGGCAGGTAAACGTATTTTCAGTCCTGGCGGTAATCGGTAGTGTTGCTGTTACTGCTGCGCCACTGGTAAAGACCAAATAAACACTTTCACCGACTTTAAAGCCGTGTTTAGGCAAGGAAATTGTAATACTGCTACCAGACTGTACGTAAGTTGTTGCTTGAGCTGTACTTAAATAACGAACAGCAAGTATAGGTAGATTGTAGTCATATAAGTTAATTCCGTTTGCATCTCGAATACCTACAACTTGTTCATTGGTTTCCTCATTGCTTGTAGGAAACGTAAATAATCTTGCCGGGACAAAAATACCAGGATACAGTTGGTATGTACAGTAAAAACGGTAGTCTCCAGTAGTGGTTCTTTGGTTTGCGCCTGTACCTAAGAAGCTTTGCGTAATTGCATACAGCTCATAGCCGCGCCGCCACCTGGTCCACAAGGCGTCCTGATCGTAAAACTTAATCCGACTTACGTATCCTGTCCTTTCAGGGGTAAACTTAAACGGATTATCTATGGTTTTAAATTTTTTAGCGTCTTTAGCTTCAAAATTATCAAAATTTTTCGACAATCCGCTATCAAAGCTTTTGGATGTACCACCAAAGTTGTTATTTCCAAAAGCCACTGCTTACATCAATAGTAGCCGGCTTGAATACCAACGTAGAAGCCGTTAGTAAGCGAAGTAGGGCCACTGACTGCAGCGTAAAGAGCTTGCCCACGTTGTAACATTAGGCCGCGAATCTTAGGGGACGTAGTACTGTTTGCACTAGTAAAGTTTGCGCCAGATTGAACAACTGGGTGGTTAATTAAAGGAAGAATATTTTTTTCGGTCAGGCTAAAGTACTGGTTGTCAAAAGTGGCTGGAATACTTGCAACAAATAATGGATAAAACTGGTTAGTATTCGTGACGGAAGCCGTCGACACCAAATAAAAACAAACATCGACAGGTAAATAAACGTTTACATTGCCTGAAGTAGTCGCTGTTGTGGCGCTTGTTCCAACAAAAGTCGAAGCTGTTACAGAGGTAACAGTAAGAGCTTCGTCTACACCCGTGCCACTGGTGTAGTCCAGGTAGACTTTTTGACCGACCTGCAAGTTATGATTGGCCAGGGTGACAGTTTGCACAGTTCCGACCTGAGAATAAGTACCCGCTACCGCAGTTTGTGCGTCAATAAAAATGTTATTACGTTTTGTATATTGAAACCAAATTTCATCAACGTACGCACCGCTGATCGAAGTATCCGTCAACGCCGCGTCAACGTCAAACACTTTGGTGGCGTTTCCAACTGCGGTTGGGATTAAGTTAGTTGAAAATGCCTGGCCGGAAGCAACAGTAAGCAGGGTGCTATTGGTTGCCGGACGGTCAACCATGGCGGGCATTTTGTTCGAGCTGCTGCTAGACACGCTTTTCCCTTTTAATCAGTTAATTCTATTGTAGCGCAGCTTTTTTCTTTGTTTCCTTTTGCCGCGCTTTCTCGGCTAACCACAGCTCCATGTACTGGAGATCTGCAGAAGTGAACTGCTCAGGATGCTTAAGGGCGTTCTTTACCAGTTTTTTGCGTTTTGTCATTGCCTTTCCTCCGGCTACTTTCTTCCATTCTAATCCGTGCTTTATTCACAGCTTCCTTACGTTTTTCTTTATCACCTTCTTTTTTTGCCTCAGAAGAAGATTCTTCCTTCTCCCCGCCTTTAGCTTTAAAGTGAGCTAAAAGCTGGGGAGGCATTTTTCCTTTTTCAGCCATGAGAAGATTTAAACCTTCTGATATTCTAGGCTACGTAACCAGTTGACTTCTGGATTTGTTGTTGTTTTTCGATGTCTTCATCGGTTCGAGGCTCAACAGGTTGATTAGCCCAGCTTCTAGCTAAATTAAGGTTCCGATTTTGTTCTTCTGTGGGAACATTTTGAGAAGCACTAGTTAGCCCTTGGGTGTACTGTCCAGCCATCCTATCCTTCATTGCCTGGCTGATTGGGGCAGCATCAAGAATGTTTCCAACCCTTGTGTCGGGACCAAATTGTTTTCCCATTCTAATTATTGAGTAATGTTGGGGGTACGTAATTCTGCAGATCCCATCATAGGAGGAGCAACCGCTGTAGCCGATCCAGAACCACGAATAAAGCGAATTCCTAACGCTTGTCCAGCCATGCGCCGTCGGCCCGGTGTTTTTCTGCTTTGTCCGAAGTCGCCGCCAGTGGGACCATATCTCCCCTGTGGAGGAGTGTTGCGGGCAATGCCTAGAGTGTAGCCGTCAGCTTGCAAGGTTTTAACTGCTGGGCGCTCATCTGCGACAGGCGTAGAATCATCTGGATGATTAGGCAAATTTACTTGCCGATTAAAACTACCGAGTGTTCTCATTGGCGGTAAGCCCCGTTAAGGTTGTTTTGTTGTGAGTTACGCGCCAGCTCGACAGGGGGAAGCGGATCCGAATGAGAACGCGCAACTTCTTTCATGTAAGCAGGATTGTTTAATTGAAATTGCGGTTTTTCAATCCCGTTATATGCCACAACATAAGGGCAGTGCATGGTTCGCACATCGCGCTTCATATTAAACGGATCGCTAAAACCAGCGGTTGTTATGCTGCTATCACCGTATAAGTTTCCGTAAGTAACCGGGAAGCTTGGTGCATAGCCGGGGACTTGAGCAAACCTCATGTCATTAATCCACCACTGGAATTGAAAGCAGCTTGTAAAGCAGCGAGAGAATTAACGGACGGTTTGTTAATATAGCCAGTTAAAAAATCAGTCGGATTGGGCAATAAACTTGCCATATCTTCGTCTTCTTTCTTTTTACCTTGCAAGTAAAAATTGTAAATATTTCCAGCAGAAGTAGAAGCAGGCGTAACTGGCGCGGCTTGTGTTGTCTGCTGTGCAACGGGAGCCACAGTAGAAGGTTTGCCACCCTTTGTATGAAGAAGTTTAATCTCATAAGGAGTGCCTTGAGCATCGGTTGTTTTAATACTTCCGTAGCCTCTGTTAGGAGTAAACTCGCCGGGCCCTTCCCAGGCAAGCTGTGTGCCTGCTCCTAATCCGTAATCATGCGCTGGGTGATAGGTAGAGGCCCCAGCAGTCGGCGCGGTCCTGGGTCCGAACCCTGATGTAATAGGCGCAGCAGGTTTCCACGTAGAACCCTGCTGCTGCCAAAGGGGCTTGCGTTCTTTACCAACTTTTAAGCGAGTCAGTAAAGAACGTATTGTTTCTGGATTGATGTATTTGCCGTCTTTAAGAACACGTACATCAAGATGCGCACCAGTGGTGGCAAAAACGTCTTCTTCAGGACGCGCAACATATCCAGCATCAATAAGCCCTGCCATTAGTACGTCCCGTAATTACCGCCGCTATTAAAAGCCGCAGTCAGAAGTGAAAGCGGGTCAAACATGGTTTCAGGTTTGGATTGTTGCTCCATTACCTTAGGCAGGTAGGCTGTTAAGAAATCTCTAGAAGCTGCGTCGTCACCACTTAGATGAAAATTATATGTGTTGCCTCCAGGAAGTTGTTGCTGTGCAGTCTGCTGTGTAGTCTGAGTTGTGGGTGGGTTGCTGGGTAATCCTGCCGCAGTTTTTTGAAGTTCGGGCAGAAACTGTTTGTATTTTCCTGACTTATATGTAGTCCAGGCGGAAAAACCAGAAGAATCTTTTACTTGTTTGGCAGCACGAAGGTTCGTTTGTGGATCAAAAAGCTGTTCGTTACTTTTTAATCCAAACTCTTTGCGTCGGGCCGGGCCAAGGGTGTCGATCATGTTGATCTGAGACAACCCATAAGAGTTGTCCCCAGTGGACCTATTTGGGTTGTGCGCGTAGGGATTGCCACTGGACTCAGCTTTGATGATGGCAGCCATTGTTTGCGCATCATTGCCACTAAAACCGGCACCTTGTGCAAGCTGTAGAATTTGAGCGTTAGTCAATGCCATGGGTCTGGGCTTAGCGGAAGCTGGTTTCAAACATAAGACGAGTGCCAACAGCAACGTCAGCTGGACCAGGTAGGGCTTGGATGAACTCAGCACCTTCCCGATTAAATCGGTACCGCGCTTGTTCAGGATTTCTGTAATTGGGGACATAGAGATGGGAAGCTAATCGATCCGTCTCGTATATATAAATTGTCGTCCAGGTTTTTAGGGTCTCTTTAAAATCTGAAGTAGAAATCGTACGAGAAACATCACCCGCAATGTTTTCAAGACGGTTCTTGGGAACAGTGAAATTATTTACGCTACCCGTCATGTCGGTCTGCATTTCTGCATAGTCGCACCGACTTACCTGTTCGACAATTTTGCTATACCAGAACGAATCTGGAATGTTATTCACAGCTTCCTCCAATCGAGCTTGATCGCCAGCAGGGACAGATGTGTTATTGAATCCCAGATGCCAGCGAACTTTCGACTGGAGGAAAGTGTCAAGTTGCATTACTTAACAACAGTGAATGGTTGGTGTACGTAATATGTGACGTACTTTGTCATTCTACACGGATAAGATTTTCAGTAATAATCTCATCCCAGTCAACTCGCTTGATGCTCTTAAGCTGATCAAGGCGCGTAAATTTTTCTCCCGACATTGAAGTTTGCAAATCTTTAATGTCGCGTGCTGTTTTTAAGCCAACACCGGGGAGGGTGTCTGCAATCTGACGAGCACTTGCAGTATTGATGTTAAGCCTGTTGTCAAGGGGGAAAGTTTCTTTATTGGTTGGTTTTGCTGGATTAACGCCCTCTTGCTGCAGCTGACCTGTCAAACGCTCCTCTACTTTTAGTTTTTCGGTCGTGGCGTCCAGTTGGGGGACAAGGTCGTCCTCTTCAACATAAAGGACTTCGTCCTGTGCATCTACACACATAAGGATTCCCTCCCCGTGCATGGTGACGACTTCAAGGAGCGCTCCTGTTGGCTTGTACCGGTACAGCATTCGTAAGGATAATAACTACCAGTACAATACCAAGGTTTACTCAAAAGCGCTAGGGCAATAAAAAAGCGGGCCACTGGGACCCGCTTAATTGTTGATTCCAAAAATGGATCAGCTGTCGTCGCCGCCAACTTGGGAAGCGAAGTCGATAAAGCCTTGGATTTCGTTCCAAGCCACAGCGGGTTCCGCCTGGAGGTAATTGATACGAGCAAGAATGTAAGCTTTCTTGCCGGCTGCAATATCAGCGTCGGAGATGTACACACCACCACCAGATGCGGTGGTAGCGGTAAGGCCAGTGATTGTAGTGACGCGGAAAGTCGTCGCTGCAGTCAGCCTGTACATCATGGAGTTAGCAAAGTCAGTGTTGGCAATAGTGCCACTCACTGAGCTAACGAAGGGCAGGAAGCCACCCGTAGTGCCACCACCTGAGGTAGCGCCTGCGCCTTGAGCAATCGTGCTGCTCGAAGCGGTGAGCCACGCACTAGCGATGTTCACGCCAGTAGCCTGCGTAGCAGGAATGCCGACGGGAAGGCCACTGGAAGTGGGGCCGAACATCAGAATATCTGAAGCGTTAGTAGTCTTCAGATCAGCAGTCACCGGAGCGGCTGGGAAGCCGGGGGCCGGGTCAGCTACTGTACCAGCGGGAAGATCCCTTGCGATGGAGATAGAAGCACCATACACATAGGAAGGTGCTGCCGAAGAACCGGGAACAACCAGGCTTGTGATGTTATCACGAACACGGTCGTCAGTGCGACGGTCGGGGGAAGGGATGATCAGATCTAGGCTTTTGAAGTTAGCGGCGGCGCCACTTGCATTACTGACTGGCACATAGGCAATCAGTTCGTAAGCAGCAATACCGGGCCAACCATACACACCTTCAGAGTTGAAGGAGGAAAGGCGGTTAATCTGAGCACCAGGCTGGAGAATGTCACCAGCACCAGTTTTATAAAGTGCCATTGTTAGTTACCTCAAGGAGCGATGGTGAAAGCAGAGGTAATGAAGTCCTTGTTCAGGTTAGCAAAACCGGCGTACAGTTGCCAAATCAGAATGATAAAGCGGCTGAAATCGTCGTTGTTGTTAATAAGAACCTGAGCATTGGGACCGCCAATACCGACGCCAACTGCCTGAGGACCGAAGAACAGACCAGGGGGAGTGTTGGTAGTTAGGGAACCACCGCCGCCACCAAGGTCAACAGTTGCAGTTTTGTTAGCAAAGTTGGTGGACTCGAAGAAACGGACACCTTCAAACACAAAACCGGTCGGCATCACGGGCTCGCCAGCAACGAACATGGC